AAAGATCTAGCATATTTAGATGCTCTATCATTAGAATCTGGAGAACTTATACCAGGAATAGTATCAAGTGCATATCTAGTTTTAGCAATTACTGCAGGTTGACCTGAATCAGCATTTGTAACTTTTGTAAAACTCATTGGTACATATGGAGCAAAGAATCCCATAGCATCTCTTCTATCTTGACCTTTGTATAAAACAGTAGCATAATCAGAAGTTGCATATTGGTCAACGATAACTTTAAATTTACCATCGAAAGTTCCAGCAACACCACCAGAAACTGGTTGTCTAGTACCTGAATTAACACCGGCTGCTGTGAAAGAACCAACTTGTTCTAACATAGTTGCAACTTTAGGAGAAACTACTAAAGTATTACCTTGTCCTCTTTTTGTATCTAAACCGATTTGTGCAGCTTCTTTAGAAAATCTAATTACTTCTGCTCTATATTTTTCAATTTCCCATCTACCATCTCTACCGTGAACCGCAGAACTATTTGCTAATTGTGTAGCATTAGAATTTACGAAATCTACAACTTCTCTATCCATTTCAGCTTGAAGTTCATAACTCATTAAACTCATGATTTCTTCATCTGCTAACATACCGTGTTGTGATTTAAGATCTTGGTACATTTCAACTGTATATTGACCTTTAAGTGCTCTAGAGTTAACCGCAACAGATTTTTTAGTGATTGAAAAACCAACTTCTTTCATATCTCTACCAAGTGCTTCAGCAGCTGCTGTAGAATATGTACCTGTATAACCTTTTAAGATTTTACCAAATGAAGCTTCATTAGTCCAAGTGTTAGTAACTGTGATACCAGTTAAGTCCGCATCTTTAGCAACTAAGTAAAGGTCACCATCATTAAATACTGAAATTGCAGAAGCATCATCAGCAGTTTCGATAATCATTAAGTTATTGTTAACACCATTATCAGCGTCACCAGTATATTGATTAGTAAGTGCATAGATAAAACCAGTAGGCATACTCATTGGTTGAACACCAAGTATTTCGTTTGCGATTAGGTTAGGATATACTCTTCTTACCATTGGCATTAAAATCGGTGTGAACTGTGCTACATCCGCAGATAAAGTTCCCTCTGATAGTAATGTTTCCATTTCTTTGTTTGTGTTTTCTAAAAGTAACTTCATTACAGCGTTATCAGATTCTGCAAGTGGAGTATACTTAGAACTTTCAAGTAATGCTTGAATTTTTTCCATTTTTTAATTCTCCTATTTAGTTTAATATATTTATATTTTTAAATTTAAATTCTTAAAAAATATTAGATTAAGTGATCAAAATTAACAGTTGTTTTTTTAGATTCAACTATTTTTTCAACACTTTTTTCTTCATTTTCTTGAATAATTTCTTCTTCTACCACTTTAGTAGAACCTTTAACCGATTCCTTGATTGTGTCTAGTTTTTCAGCAAAAGCAACATCTCTTGTGAATTCAACTAAATTAGCAAGTTTATCAAATTTCTCTGCTTCAACGATTGATAATCCCTCTTTAGATTCTGCGATAACACCCATTTTAATAAGTTTCTCGTTTTCTTCTTTAAGTGTAATGTTTTCATCAACCACAGTGTCATATTTTTCAACACTTTCTTCTAGTTTTGCTTCAACACTATTATCATCTTTTGCTTCAACGATTGTAGCAACTTTTACACCAGTAGCAACTAGCATAGCATCAAATGCTTCGATAATCATATCTGCTTTTTCTGTTTTAACTGATTCATCTAATGAATCTTTTGCCTCTACCATAAATTCTTCAACAACTCTATCAAGATATTTGTCAATAGAATCTAACATTTCAGTTTTTTGTAATTCAACATATTCTTCTGCTTTTTCTTCTAAGAACTCAATGTGTTCTTCAGATTTTTCATTAAGCATTTCAATATGTTCTTCAGATTTTTCATTTAAAGAATCAATTTGATCTTCAATCTTTTCTTCTGCTATTAGACTTGCTTTAGTTTCTACAGCTTCATTGAATTGAGTTTCGAATTGCTCTTTCATTTCAGGTGTGAATACTTTTTCATCTAATGATTCAAAAAGTTTTTCTAGCATATGTACTCTCCTTTTGTTAATTTAACCTTAGTTATATATTATTTATAACTTAAAGGATTCCTTTTCATAAAAATTTTCAAACTACGGAATCCTACTTACTTTTTACAGTACCGTCCATATAAAATTGTTGAATGATAAAGTTTAAGATTGTCCCAGCATCACCTTTAACCTTTAATGCTTCGTAATCTTCACCAGTTTCCATATAACACTTATATTTACCCATTGTAATTGTTTGTCCAACGATAGGGTCATCAATTACTTCAGATTTTACATTTACGTTCATACCATCTAATTCAATGGTTAATTTACTTTCGTTAAGTGTTTTTTTACTTTCAGATAAACTTTTAAGTATTTCTCCAAATTTATCTGTAATTGCCTTTTGAACATCTTCTGTTTCGAACATATGACAAGTACCTTCTTCTTTATCACAAACTTTAACTTGTGAAATAGTACCATTTTCATTTACTTCAAAATTTAAATCTTCAATAACACCTTCGTTAAGTTGGTGTGATTCAACTAAACCATTCATAGTAGCATTGTAATCCGAAGGAGCCGCAACTATATCATATGTAACAAGTTTAAAGTTTTCAACAACACCATTCTTAATACTACCAACACCTCTACTTGATACCGAGATTTTAACACCATTATCAATTAATGATTTTAATTGGTTTGCTTTTGGGTTATCTAACAACACTGCTTCACCCATTACATATTTATCTTTTATATACAACTTTGTAATTTTAGAAACTGCTTCCATAGGGTCTACTTGTGTTCTACTTGGATGTTCCCATTCCATTAAAGTATTAATAGAACCTGAATCAAAATTATTTTGGTATTTACCCACTTCCGTTTCCCAAAGATTTCTTGGGTAAATTCTACCATTTCTATTTTTTTCTCCTATTGTAGAAAAAATACCTTGGATTTTATATTTTTTATTTTTAACACCTGTTGATTCATCTAGTGATTCTTCAACTATAAATTCTGGTTGTGAATCTATATCAAACATTAGTTTTAAACTCATATTTTACTCCTCGGTAGTTGTGTTTATTTGTGAAAATAAATCTTTCATATCTTGAATTTTATCATAATCACTAGCATACTGTTTAGAAGTATCATGGTTTGCCATTTTAGTTCTAAGTTCAGTTTTTACTGCGTCTGAAAAATCAGAATATTTTTTTTCAACTGCGTTATCGATATCTTTATTATCTAACATATTCTACCTTTATATTTTATTTTTTTTATTTTTTTCTTCTTCCACGTTTTCTTGCCATTGTATATAATTGTTCTGCTGAATATTTACCCTTTGTAAATGTTTCAGTTTTCAATCTTGCTACTTCGGTCAATCTATCAGGTGGTATAACAACACCCGTTGAACTTATTCTTTTATTAATATATAATCTAATACAAGGGGCATAACCTAGAGTTTTTAACATAGGTTTTAAATCATTATAGTTAAAATCTAAAGGTTTACCAATTTCGATATTTTTCTTATTTAACCTAATAATATGTTCTATAAGTTTTAATCTCATACTTAAGGGTATCCAGTGGAAGTTTAACCCCAATGTATGTTTACTACCCCTTTTTAGTGTTAAAACCAAAGGGGTTCTATCAAATGTTTGCGTTTTATCTTTAGCATCATAAAAAGTAAAAATCAAATTTCCTGGAATTAAATCCTTTTTGGTCATTTTCTTTCTTTCTTTAAGAAGTTCCTTCACTTTCTTTAATGATTGTGAAGGGGTTAACTCCTTAATTTTTTTTGTTGCCATAAATTACAACTTTATTATTCTGCTACTGGGTTTAATGTAGGTGCATTACCTGCACTTGTATCATTTGTTTCTCCATCACCAACTACCCAATCAGTAAATGTAAATGTTGCATCAAATTCAATAATTCCACCATCAGTATCATCTGCTAAACTTACTTCAGCAACTTCACTACACCAAGTGTGGTGGAATGTATATTTAACCGTTGGGTTACCAGCTGAATCTAATTGTTCAACACTTAAGTCCGTCATTATTTTTGCTGGGTCACCAGAGTGTTGGTTATTTTGAAAGTGGTCAGCTGCTTTAGCCCAAGCAATTAAATCTTTTCTTAATCCGTGGTCTTCAGTACCATAGAATGTTATAGTCCAAGTATTACCATAAGTTGTGTCACCTGGTAACATTAATTTTCTACCTTGATTGAATACCTCAATAGCTCCAATTGTTATTGCTGGGAATGTAGTTGCTTTACATAAAGTATCAACATCCCCTAGTTTAGATGAAGTGCCAACAACAGGTGGTATCATAAAGTTAAGTCTATATTTATTAACTCTAGCACCTGCACCGATAGCACTTTTCAATTCAGTTATCTTATTTGCCATTACAATGTTCTCCTTTAAAATTATTGTATTTGTATATCTTTATTTATATATTATAAATGGTATTGGTTAAAAACCAAGTTGGTCTTTGGCCGCAATAAGAAGTTTTTTGGCTTCTGATTTTGCCATACCAGTTGCTTGTGATTTTACATTTTTCAATACCTTATCTTGAATATCACTAATAGATGATACACCAGATAAATTTGGGAATCCACCATCCCCACCACCTGAACCAACTTTTGGTTCAAACTCACTAAATGCAAAATTAACACTAAATTGTGATAATGTATTTGTATCATCATCAGCAAGTGTTACAATACCTAATGATTTTGGGTAACAATTTTGTAAAACATACCCATAAACTTTTTCTTCTTTAACACCGTTTGGACTACCAACATATTTCATTTGCCAAATTGTAATATCACGTTGATATGCTTTTCCCTCAAGGTTTCCACCAACAGCACCAGATGCAGTAGCTGTTCCACTTTCCCCTGGTTTTGAATTATCTACTTCATATAACCAAGCATCAAATGCTTGTCTAATAGTCATAGCAGAATCATCAATGATTGATATTTCCCATTCTCCAATGAAATCAGTTTCTCCCCTAACTTGATATTTACGGCCTTTATGAAATATTTCCGTTGTTGATATATTTCTTTCAGGTAAACCAGCAGATTGACATAATATATTCATATTAAATCCATTTCCAGGTCCAGCAGGAATTTCAACTAAATATTTGTTTTTTCTTAAACCTAATCCAGGCCCTAAGTGTTTCTTAAGTTCTGTAATCATAGAATTACCCATTCATTCCTCCTTTATGATATTTCAAAATGTGAATATGAAAATTCAACTGTATATTCTAACACACTACCAACGGCTGAATAATCAGTATCAATAGCCGAAACCGATTTAACATAAGCATTTTTTAATGTGTATGTAACCATAGGTGTTATATTTTTCCAATCTAATTGTTGAATTTTTAATTCGGATGTATATTGTTGAACTTGATTAATAAAAAACCCAAGAGCACCAACATCACCATAATTATGTTGGTGTTCTGTACTTTCCATCCAATCTAAGAATGCTACCCTTAATTCGTGGTTTTCCGTTAAATAGAATGTACAAGACCAAGTTTGGTCAAATTTAACTTGTCCTTTTATTGGTATATCTCTACCTTTAAATTTAAAACTTAAAGGTTCAACGGTTTTTGATGGGAATTGGGATGTTTTTACGTGAACGGTTGTTTGTTCTGAAGTACCACCAAATGTATTAACTGAACCAAATGAAATTAAACATTCAAATTTAGCACTTCTAGCACCATCACCTAGTGCAGAATCAATTAACGATTGAATTTTATCTGCCATTTATACCCCTTTTAAATATATTTATAGTGTAGATAAGAAAGATATATTTAATAAGCCATCTTTAAAATAGTTTATAAAATACATTAAGAACCCGAAGGTTCTTATGATTATCCTCCGACAATCTCAGAGAAAGAATTTGTACCAGCATTAGTGAATTTAAGGTGGATAAATTCTGCTACATACGTCGGTTTGATATAGATATCAACAACTAATTGGTTTCTTGAAATAACATCAGGTGTATTATTTGTTTCGTCACAAATTACTAAGAAATCTTGAATACCTCTACCTGCTTGAACAGTAGAAAGATATGGTTTAATCATAGTAACAATTCTATTTCTAGTAAATGTATCATTGAATTCCATAACTTGGTATTTTGCCATTTTAGAAAGTGCTCTTTCCATTGTATTGAAAAGTCCTCTAACATTAACTCTATCAAAAGAACTTGCTTTATCTAGTAATGTTTTTTGACCCCACATAACAACACCTTGTCCTGGGAATGCAACAACTGGGTTGATACCATTTTTATAAAGGATATCTCTATGCCCTTGGTTTGGATTGAATGCTAATTTAGTAACATTTTTAATCTGTCCTCTTTCAAGACCAGCAGATGCCCACCATGAAGCACGATTTTGTGAAGTTTGTGCTCTTAATCCAGCAATATCTCCAGCAATATTTACCCATCTATACTTATCCATATATCTATCATATTGATATTTGTATTGACCTGTCGCAACAACAAACATATTATTGAAGTTAACATTTCTATCGTGGTTAATATCTTTTCTCCAATCAACAAGATTAGAAACTGCTTGTGATGCTTTTTTACCAACAACATCACCATATAATGCACCAACAAAGGCAATACAATCTTTTCTGAAATCAACAAGATTTTTAGCCGCAGTACCACCATCAGTTTCATTACCGATAACAATATCAATGTCTAATTCTTCTTTATTATCCCATAGTTCATATGCTGTTAAAAGAGCTGCTTTAGTAACTAATGAATCAACACCTCTATCAAAATTGATAAGTTCAGTATCTCCATTTGCAGTAATACCATAGTTTGCTAATTCATCTGCATCCGCAGTTGGGTTCGCATCAGGATTAAAAGCACCAGCAACATAAGATGTAATTGTACCATTAGTACCATCTACTGCATAGATATAGTTAGATTGTCTATTGATTACATTTTCAACATATTTAGATTTACCGTTATGGTCTTTAGCATTTACATCTAAAGAAACAGAAAAAATTTCAACAACTTCATCTTTATATGAAACTGCAATAGCAAATTCATCGTCATTTTGTGGAAAATATTCTAATAAGTCTTGTAATTTAACATTAGGGAATGCATAGTAATCATTAGTGAAATCACTTACATTAGCAACCGCAACTTGAATATCTTCACCCCAAACACCTGGGTTTCTAGTGATAAGTTGTAACTGTTGTGCTTTATTTAAACCAGATAAACTCATTTGTTCTTCAAAATCATCATAATTTTTAACTAATTCGAAATCGAAATCTTGTTTAATTGCTTCCATTTGTGGAACACAAGAACCAGCATTAAAACACGAAGTTGCTTCGAAAACTTCTGTACCAACATCTAAGTTAGGTAATTCTCTGAAAACAGTAATGATATCATTAACTTCATCAATTGATTCAATTTGATATACTTTTGAATATTCAACATCGTTATTTAAATCATTATCTAAATCGAATGCGATTAAATCGCCTCTATCAAATCTTGATGCATAACCTGTTTGTACTTGAAGTTCTTTAGTTCCAGCATTACAATAAGTAGCAACTGTTGTGATTTTATCTTCACCCCAATATTCTTCTAATGTTGTATCCCATGCTCTTGCAACAAGTAATTTATTACCGTATTGTAAAAAGTTATAACATTGGTACCAATCGTTATAATTTCTATTATTTGGTAAACCATAATATGTGATTAATTCATCCACATTTGTAATAAGCATATAATCTTCAATAGGGCCTTGGTTAAAATCCCCTGCGAAAACTGTTATACTTGCCGATACCGTAGGTACTATCGCACTCGCATCAATCTCGGTTACGTATACACCTGGTGACAAAAATTCTGCCATTTTTATACTCCTTTTTGCGTTACTCCCTATTTAACATATAGGAAAACCTTTGTAATTTATTGGAACAAAAGGGTATTCCAAAACTAGACGGACTAACCTTTAACTAGTACTACGTGGTCTTTTTTAAGTAATTGCAATTATTTAAAATTAGTTTTTATTGGGATTTCGCCCAAATATATTAGTCATATCAACTAATATATTATTTATATTTCTTATAAATTTTTTAGATATCTTCTATTCCTACCAAGAACCACCACCATCTTCACCGTCAGAATAGAATTTACTAAATAAGTCATTAGTTTCTTCTTCTTTGATTTCCTTAAACATTTCCTCAATATCTTCATCACTATATCTAAAGATTTCTTTAAGAATTTTAGTAACACTAAATAGTTTACCTTGATATTCTTGGGCAGTTGAATAGATATCTAATTTACTCATAAAGTTATCAAGTTTCATTTTTTCAATGAATTTATTTTCATTAGTAAATTTAATAGAAATACTATGTTCTTTATCATCCCATTCAGATTCTTTCATAACACCAGTTGATACAACTTCTCTTTTAAGAATTTCTTTAAATACAGAACTATATACTTGTCTTAGTCTTGAAACAAACATAAAAAATTTCATATCTTCTTTTGTAACTCGTGTAGAATCAAATTCAAAATCTTTATCTCCATCAGGGTCAACCGAAACTCTATTACTTGGTATTTTCATACTTCTATAAAGTTTTTTATTGAAATAAATGATATCGTCAAGTTCCCCTAAGTTACCTGTTTCATCAAGTAAATCAACAGTAGTACCTTTACCACCTGAACGGTTAGCAAACCAATAATCTTCAACCATACTTGTGATGTGTTGTTGATTTGAAACTTCCCCAGTTTCATTGTTATAGAACTTTTTGTATTTGAATTTTCTTTGGTGGTCTTGCATAACTTCTGAACCACGCTTTGCTGGTAAATCCCCAATATCAACATTGAAAACCCTTCTTGAAATTGAACGACTAAATCTTAATGGAACAAGTAAATCTTCCAAAGTTTTAAGCATATTTGCTGGTTTAATAGCATATTCAAGATATGAAAGAACTATTTTTCCATCATACAAACCAAAATCTTCACTTACAATTTCTTCTGGACTATAAAAAACATCGGATGTTTTAACAAGTCCTGTTCCAGTTTCTTGTGTCATATATTTGTATACACGTTCTTTTTTATCATAATAGAATAATGTTGGGTCAATCATTTTGATTTCTTTTATTCCATTCTTTGTGCTTTTTTGGTCATATGCTAAATGGAATTTCATTTGTCCATCAACATAAGAACGTTTAACTATATTAAATAGGTTTTTTCTAATATCAATTTGATTTAATATTTTCTCAAAACTTCTTGTGATTGCTTCAACTAGTTTATCATTTTCTTCGTCAATATCAATAATCAATGGAATAGTATCATCATAACTAAAAATAATCTCATTAACAATTTCATCTATACCATCCGTAACATCAGTTTGCATAGCAAGTTGACGATACTTTTGTATCTTTTCTTTTTGCTTGAAAATAATATCTGTTTTTGTTGTACCACCAAACATTGATTGTTCAGTATCATCAAAAAATGAACCTACAGTTTGATATTCATCATTTGATAAATCAATAAGTGTATTTTCGTCAGGTATTTCAGAACTTATCTTTTTATCTTCTGGTGCCTGTTTTAAGAATGATTTAACTGCTTCTTGTAATATCATTTATATACCTTTTCATTTGTTTTAAAGTATTTATAAATAAAAGAAAAAGAGGTTTAAGTGGCAAATTTTAATTTTACAACTAAATCTGAATATGCATTGAATACATCACTTATCGAAGAAATGATTAACTTATATGGTATAGAAGTTAAATATGTTTTTTCTACAAAAGTTAATCACGATTCAACTGTATTTGGGGATTGGTCGCATTTAAGAACTGATTCCGAAGAAATTTGGGATGTTATGATGTTACCAGAAAATACGGAGGATTGGGATAATGCTGGTGAAGCATTTTCACAATTTGGTTTAGTAAACTTTGATAATATTAGTTTGTTTATAAGTACACGTTCATTAACATTCTTTGCTGATACACAAAGAAAAATGATAGGAGATTTAATCGTTCTTCCAAATAATAAAGTTATGGAAATTACTAATGCTGATTTCACAGTTCCTGGTATAAACAACTTATATACACAAACGGATGTTAAATCAGTTATTAAAATTAGTTGTAAACCATATGAATTTAAACTTGTTAATGAAATGAAAAAAGAAGATTTTTCAGTTGCTAAAGACCCTGAAACGGGTGAAGTAGGAGAATTTACTGCACTTGAAGATTATTTCAAAGAAATGGTTAATGTTGAAAATAAACAAGACCACGAAGCAGAAATTAGACCTAGTGTGCTTACAACAAATCCTGAAGAAAGAACCAAGAAAGAAAAACCTATTATTGATACAACAGAATCATCACCATTTGGGGACTTTGATTAATACTTAGTTTAACTCTTTTTCCGTAAGAATGATAAATTTCATATCATTCTTTTTACAAAATTCTCTTGCGGCTTTCCATTTTGCTTGGTTTATATGATAAGTCATTACTGCCTTTTGAAAATTCATTTCTGATTTAGATGATTTCTTTTTAGGTGGTTTTGGTGCGATTGTTTCATTATATGATTTAACTTCAACTAAGAATTTTTGACCTGTTGTCCATTCTAAATAAAAATCAATATAATATCTATGTTCCTTACCATCGGTTGGTTTTATATATTTTATATTGAAAGGTTCTAGTGACCATTTTGAAATATGTTTATTCCAATCACAAAATTTTGCGGCCTTTAATTCTAATGAAGATTTATAGTTTATAGAACCATCTTTATATGATTTCATATGTTCATCAATTGGTTTCATAAACTTTTCAGGGTTTAGTATTTTATACCACCCTTTATAAGATTTATACATATTATTTTGTTATACCAACTCTAAAATCAGGGTCTGTGAAATGTTCTTCTTCAAATTCTAATATATTATCATTGTTATCGATTGATATTTTCTTTATAGAACTATCTTTAATAATTTTCATCCAAAACTTTTCTGCAGGTTTACTTAAAGTAGAATCTGAAAAAATATACATTATTTTACTTGATTTCAATAAACCCATAAGTAATTCTTTATAGGCACCTCGTACACTACTATATGCAGAAACTATATTAATGGTTTTTTGCACAATTTTACCTTCATAATTAGTAAGTTCTGCTATATTAACACCATCTTTAACTAAATAAAAAGTTAAGGTGTCATATGATTTATCTTTCTTTTGGAGAATTTCATAACCATTATATTTAGAAAATGGTTTTGCACCCGTAATATCAGAAGAATTAAAATCAGAACCCGAACTTCCGTTAAGTTCGTTTTCTTTTAAGAAATCTCTAAATTTCAATAGTTACCACCATCGATTTCAGTAATTATTAAAGAAGTTGCTAATGATGTCCAATTTGAATTAAGAATACCACCAACTAATTTATAGATAGTATCTTCTTCAGCAACATTTACTAACATACCCATTTTTCTTCTTTCGGGTGTAATAGCATCCCTTTGTAAAATTGTATCTACTTCTCTATACCCACCTTTACCATATTCACTGTTATGTGTAGGGTAAACATCGGTTGTGTCAACAGGAGCAATCGGCCCCGTAACATTTACAGATCCTTTAATCTTAGACATTTGTTCCCCCTTGACCAATATTTATTTTTAAAGTTCCGTGAATTGGGTACATAGTTCTATGTACATAATATGATGTATTACACATAAAATTATTAGTAACTTGAACTTGATATGGGTCAAGCATAGCAATAGAAATACCAGTATTCACATCAGTAAATTTAGTTTTTAATCCATATTCAGCAGGATACACTATATATTTGTAACCAGAACCTGTTATTTCTTTAGTTTCGGTAAAATCAAATTCCGAATCTAATGCTTTAATATCTGTTTCTGTTAGTGTTTCAACCGTACTATTACCAAAGTATGATTTCCATTTCCATTGAACGGTATATTCTTTTGAAAAGATTTCATCTTTAGTGTTTAACCCTGATATTTCCCAAGTATATGATTCAGGTAAAATTTTTCTAATAGGTGTAGGTAGATATATAATCTCATTACCATCATTAGCAAGGTCACTAGCAAGTATTGTATTACTTGATTTATCTTTTATTATAATACTATTTTCTTTTATATTATATCCATTAACAATAATCCAAGTGAATATTCTATTTGAGTTTTGTAATGTGTCACCAACTTCTAAAGGTGTTATTTGGGTTTCAATACCAAATTCATTAACTTTAGGGTATTGGTAAGGGTATAATAAATTTGTTAATATATCTTGTAATGATGTATTATTAAAAATTTGTCCTGCTTCAATACCCCCAATTTCTTCGGGTGTACCATTAGTATTTGTATATTTAAAATCCCCAGAAATCCCATCTAAAACAGCAGGGTCTAAATTTGTTTGTAATGTAACACTACCATCAACACCCACAATCGCATAAGCATTAACATCACCTGATAATGTTATTTGGTCACCTGCTTTTGTTACAGTTTGTTCAAGTTCGTCTAATCTTGTATGGGCAGTATCAGCATGTTCGTAACTTATAGTATCCATTCGGTACTCCTATTATAATTCTTCATAATCCACAGATTCAAGTTTGTTTGTTGCAGAATAAACCATTGATTCCATAGCATTTCTACCAGAACCATCCGCAATAAATGTACTTCTATCTAAGTAATAATCAACTCTAATTAATTTACCATCTGCTCTATATTGTAATGCTATTAATGGGTCGGTTGATTGAGAACCGTGTTCTACCCAAGCAAGTTTACCAAATGGTCTATTTACATCACTACTTAATTGAAATTCATTATTAGAACCATCGGCATAAGACATTTTAGTAATATCTACGGCTTCAATTGTTTGTTTTGTTGTTTGTTGTTGATTTTCTATCGCATCAATTCTTGTACTATTAATAGTTGTTGAAGTTTCATTATTTGCAATATCAGAATCATTATTAGATATTTCTGCCGTATTATTTGTAACTTGTGCATCAATTGTTTGTACATCAACTCTATTTTCAACAGCAATATCTTGATTAGTTTGAATATCCCCTTCATTTGTTGAGATTCTTGAAAGAATCATCCTAAGTGCCTCGTCTAATTTAATATCGGTGTAATCCCCACCTAAATCAACGGTTACATTTTCTGAAGTTACATCATCTACTGGTGCATCATCAACTGTATCTGTGGTTCTTGGGCACATTTTATCCTTGTCATATTCCATTGAATATGTTTCTAACGTCCGTGGCATAACACTACCATCTATACTTACATCCCATTCCATCATAGTTTCCCTTGTGGCCTCCTCTTCATTTTTCATATTATTAAGAAAGATTTGAAATTCTTTCACTCTTGGTAATGCCTTAATTGGTTGATATAAATTACCAACTAATGCTAAATTGAATGTTATAGTTGTAACATTGGTTGAAAATTCGTCATAATCGTCCGTTTCCATACTTACATCATTTAAATTAACAGGTATTCTCGTAGGTTCACTTAAATTTGAAGCATCCCAAATATCAATATTAACCGTTGGGTTGAATTTTGGAACTATTTGTTCAATAATTTGTGTTGCTTCGTTCATACCCCTACATTGGATAATAATATCAAAAGCAAATTCGTATGGAACTGAATTGAAACTAAATTCCATAGTATCATTATTCATAAATCTATTTGTTTTTGTATTTTTATTCAACATTCTTTGTTCGGATCTACTCATAGAAACTAATGAAAGGGATGCTCTCGGTAACACATTATAGTTACCCGAAATTAATTGTTCTGTTGTATGCTCATCTAAAATAGTTGCCTTTTCACGAGAACTATATCTTAAAGGAACATTTTTTTCTATACGATTTCCACTACTTAACTTATATGAAATTTCAATGTGATTGAAATAACTTAATAAGGCCGCAGTGTACTTTCTAATAGTGTCGTGATGAAATGAACCCATATTACCTACTTTTAGTCTTTTGTATTATTTATAAATAAAGATAACAAACATTCAAGAAGGTAAAAAATGAAGATATTCATAATAAATTTAGAACGTTCTACTGAAAGAAAAGAACATATGATTAAAGAATTAGAAAAACATAATATAACCAATTATGAATTTTTCAATGGTATGGACGCAAGAGAAAATGATTATTCTGAACACGTTGATTTTAACAAATTCAAAGAGTCACACAAACGAACTATTAAAGTTGGGGAAATTGGTTGTGCATTATCACATATAAGGTTATATGAAAAAATTGTAGAATTAAATGAACCTTGTATAATTTTAGAAGATGATTTAGAGTTTTTGAAGAATTCCGATAAAATAAATAACTTTAGTTTTAGTAAACCATTTGATGTTATTTTTTTCAATGACCATCACGCAAAAAACATATTTCCAAATTACGGCCCTATTTTAGATACACGGTTAGAACAGGGATTAGTATTTGAAAAGATATCAT